CGGGCGTTTATAAGCCTAACCGCATCTATGGCCTTGAAGGCATTGAATCGAAGGCGATAGCACAGTTCATTGAATGCTTGGACCAAGAATTCTCCGTTTACGGAGCGGCGATGCCCGATATGCATCTTGGTTATACCATGCCCATTGGTGGCGTGATCTTAACGAAACCGGAGTACCTTGTACCTTCGTGGGTTGGCTACGATATTGGTTGCGGTATGTATTCTGTGAGGACCACGTTCAATACGTGGAAAGTCAAGGACGCTGCCAAACGAATCTTTGCAAACATTTACCGGAGAATCCCGGTCGGTTTTAAGCATCATGTCAATGCACAGAAATGGCGGCCCTTAACAGATTGTCGTATGTCGTGGTCACCGGCTCTGGAAAAGCTGTTTAAGGAAAAGAAGGGGCTGAACCAACTCGGAACACTCGGAGGCGGCAACCATTTCATCGAGATCGGGTGCGGCATGGATAATAGGGTCAGCGTAACCGTACACAGCGGAAGTCGTGGTATAGGCCATGCTGTGGCCTCTCATTATATGCGTGAGGCCTGTTACTTTACCACCGGCAAGCGTAAACTTTCAGAGGGCAGCTTTCCTCTGGATGGTGGATCGATGGACAGCAATCAGATGCATGCATTTCACGACTACCAGATGGACATGAAATTCTGTCTGGAGTTCGCCCTACGGAACCGATACCTGATCGCTAAGGCGGTTGTCGAAGCCATACAGGAAGAGGCTCCCAGCGGAGAGGCCGACTACGAAAATGCAATTAACCGAAACCATAATCACGCTGAGTATCGAGAAACGCCTCACGGCGCTGGCTGGATACATCGGAAAGGAGCAACACATGCAGAACGAGGAATGTCTGGAGTTATACCGGGCAACATGCGGGACGGAGTCTTTATTGTCGAAGGAAGAGGCGCTGCTGATTCACTGTACTCGTCTTCTCACGGAGCCGGTCGCTGCGGTAGTAGAGTTGAGGCGGGTCTTAAAAAGGCTCCCTTGGTGGAACGCTTGGCGGCTCTGGATACCTTTGCAAATCAGATGGAGGGTGTGGTGGCTAAGGTTGAACTGGATACGCTGGATGAAAATCCATTGGCTTATAAACCTATCCTCAGAGTTCTCGAAAATCAACGGGACCTATGTTCAATAGAGGATCACATCAAACCAATAATCAACATAAAAGCTTAGGAGGGAAATCAATATGTGTATGTCGAGAATTAAAGAGAATATGAAGACATTGAATCGCAAACCGGTCTATGGCTTCAAGAGCGTGAAGGCCTATGGCTCTAAAGAGTTTGGGCCATTGTTTGTTAACCAATGTGACCGCTGGAAAATAGGTGAATGGCAAAAGCCCAATTACATAAAGGTGAATCGCTGGATCAGCGTCAAGTCAGGCAAGAAGGTATCAGGCTCTGGCATGTATGCTATTGTCATTCGAGCGCTGAGAGCCGTTGGTGGTGCCTTAACCAAAGTTAAGCCGATGATTACTGCCGGGAGCTTGCAGGAGCGTGGAGCGTATGAGTGTGGCTTTCATTTCTTCACAGACCTTTTTGAGGCAGACCGCTGGCAGCGTGATCATTATCCGAGCCAGAGAACTCGGAAGCTGGTTCTATGCGAGTTCACGGGAGTTACCTCAAGCGGCAGTCAGTGGGAGCGAGAAGTCAAAGTCGCCCGGCGCATGCGGATCATAAAGATTATTAACCGTTCACAGCTTAAAGAATTGAAGGAGGACATCACAGATGGGAAAGTGTAATGTAGCAGATATCCAAATTGACAATCCCGTATTCATGTGCGAAGGCTGCAACAAGGCCCATGACTGGACGGCTACCGGCTGGAAATGCCCGGTGTACGCTGACCCTTCCAAAGTCTATGGCATACGAGTCTTTGGCAAATGCCCCATGAATCAAAAGGCTTCTGAGTTGTCTGCAAAGGACAAACAGAAAATCCGTGTAGGCCAACAAAAACAAAAGTCATATCGGAGGTAATTCATGAATAATATGTCATTGCTGAAAGGCATGCTGCGGCGGGACCTCTTCAATAAGTATTCGAAGACCCTCTTCCTAATCCCTAATCTGGAGAAGGAAGTAAAGGACCTGTTGGTAGCATGCTCTAAGTACTACAAACAGTATGATGATAAAACCGAAATGACGGTTGACGAACTGAGAGCGCATTTCTTTTATCTCAATCCGCAGCTAAAAGACAAGGCAATGGTGGAAGCTACGCTTTTGGGTTTAGCTACGGCTGAGATTGGGAATGAAGACCTGTTGGTGACCATTCTAAATCAGGTGATCGAGCAGCATATCAGTTCAGAGATCGGCCAGATCGCTCAGGAGGTCGTACAGGAGCAACGCTCTACCGGCATCGATGATATCCGGGGTCTATTGTCCCGGTATGACGAGATCATAGGTGCTGTAGACGCAATCGACAATGATGTCTGCGACCTTCCTATCCGTGAACTCTTTGCCTCCGTGACTGGAGAGGGCCTGACGTTTCGCTTACCTTTCTTAAGAGAAACATATGGTCTATTGAGGCCCGGTACGCTGGGTCATATCTTTGCTCGACCGGATGCTGGTAAGACTTCGCTGGCGTTGCAGGAGCTAACGTTCTTTGCAAATCAGCTGGATGGTAGGCCGGGCTTATACCTTAACAATGAAGAGGGTATCAACCGAATTAAAGCAAGGGCTATGTCTTCCTGTCTTAAGTGGACCGCTGAACAGATCATGTCAAATTATGATAAGGCTGAGGCAGCGTGGCTTGAATGGGGTGGTGATAATCTTAAATTCATTGGTTCAATCACCCATATTTCACAGGTCATTGAAAAGCTTGAGAAGTATAATCCCCGTGTAGTTATAATTGATCAGGGGCCGAAGGTTGACATCTTTGGAAAGGCTGAAGGTACGGCAAGGTTGCAGATTCTATATAATCAGTATAGGTCGCTGGCTGACAAATATGACACTTCGATCATCACGCTTGGTCAGGCAGACAATGCTGCGGAGAACCGCAAGTACCTAAGCCTTAACAATATGGATCATTCTAAAGTCGCCATTCCCGGTGAGTTAGATTGGTCCTTTGGTATTGGAAAGGTAGATGCAGAAGGGCTGGAAGAGGTTCGGTTCTTTTCAAGTTGCAAAAATAAACTAACAGGCCGGTACGGAAGGGGCGAGGCCCTTTTCCATATTGACAAATGCCGGTTCGAATAGGAGGGCTTATGTTTAAACAATTGTTTTTAGATATGGACGGCGTGATCGTTGACTTCGATGCAGGAGTCCGTAAGGAATTTCACGTTGATTGGCATCCGACCGAATGGAAGATTCCATATGCTGAGTTCGGCACCGACTTCAAAACCTTTTGGGGCCGACTCGATACTGCTATCTTCTGGAATAGACTACCATGGATGGAAGATGGGAAACGTATACAGGCTCTGGTTGAGCCGATGCGCCCTATCATTCTAACGGCAGCCGTCATGCCCTTTGCTATGCCGGGCAAGATGATGTGGCTGAAACGAGAGTATCCCGATGTGATCAAAGACAAGCGAGTCCTGATTGCAGCCGGGCATGCTGGCAAGGCCGCCGTGGCCGGGCCGGGCAAAATCCTAATCGATGATAAGAACGAAAATATTGATGAATGGGAAGCTGCTGGCGGCATAGGCATTCTGTATCCCCGCCCATGGAATCGGCTGGCCCCCGTTCCCTATCCGTTGGAGTATTTGATGGGTATGCTCATGCGAGCCATGGGAGGCGAATAATGAGGACGTTAGCGGTCGATGTAGAAACCACCAAACGACCAATCATGCATCCGTGGCAAAAGGAAGCCCGGCTAATCTCGGTCGGGCTTGCTGATGAAACAGGCTGGAGGAAAACGTGGACTCTGGATCATAAGGAACTGGAGGCCTACGAATCATTGGACGAAGCACAGACTCAGCGTGAGAAGTTAGACGAGATACAGGCCTGTATCAATACAGCCAACCGGCTGGTGGGCCATAACATTAAGTTTGATTTGAATTGGCTGAGTCATGTCGGAATCGAATATGGTCACTGCAAGGTCTGGTGTACTCAGATCGCAGAGTATCTGCTGGAGGCCCAGCGTATTGGGCAACTCAGCTTGGGCGACCTGTCAAAGAAGTATCTGAAGATTGATAAGATCGATCTTGTGAAGACCTTTTGGGATGCCGGGTACGAAACTGACGAAATCCCATTGCGGATACTTACACCCTATCTTGAACAGGATTGTATCAATGCTCTGGCCATTTATCAGAGGCAAGTGCCTTTAATTAAGCAAGAGAAACTACAGGCTGTAGCAGCTATTCAGAATCAGAATGTGATCGTACTTTCGGAGATTGAGCGGAACGGTATGCTACTGGACGTTGATGAAGCTGTGCGGCATGTCAAGAACCTCACGCTTGAGATACAGGTGCTTGACACGGATATCATGTTGGCATTTGGTGAGAAGATTAACCTTAACAGCAAGGCTGAGCTATCAGCAGCTTTGTATGGCGGCAAGGTCAAACGCTTTGAGGAAGTGTGGGTCCAGAAAACATTGAAGACGAAACCTGAAACCACGTATCGCATGAAGCTGGAGCCTTACATCAAAGTGATTAAAGGGATCGGCTTCCAGATCAACAAAAAGAAGTTGAAGACTGCGAAAGAGGGAGTCTACCGGACTGATAAAGGAACCATCCAATACCTAAAGGCAAAAACCAAAGGCCAGCGTAACCTCAAGAAGTGGCTCATTCAGCGCTCAGGGGCCGATCAGGCACTTAAAACGCTCAAAGGCAAGGATGGTAAGGGCCTTTTAAGAAAGGTCCAGCATGATGGTCTGGTACACCCTCAGTACAACATGACCGTTACCAAGACTGGCCGATATAGTTCGAAGGACCCCAACGGCCAGAACCTTCCCCGTGAAGGTACCAGCCCGATTAAACTTTCGTTTGTATCTCGGCTGGGCAAGATCATGGAAGTGGATATCAGCAGGGCTGAATGGGTGGCCGTAGCGGTGCTATGTCGTGACCCTGAAATGATGCGTGAGATTCATGAGGGTGTTGATCCCCATACTGAAAACGCTATCAAGTTCTTTAAAGCTGATCCAGCAGACGGCAAGAAGTTTGACAAGATCAGAACCACTGCCAAGATCATGACCTTTCGATTGATCTATGGTGGCTCTGCCTATTCATTTTACATGGACCCGAAAATGCCTAACTACTCTCTGAAGTTTTGGGAGGAAGTGGTCGCAGCCTTTTATGAGAAGTATAAGGGACTGGCCGCATGGCAAGCAGAGAACATTCGTTTGGTTTACAGACAGCAGGGTAGACTGGTTAATCCTACGGGCCGTATCTTCCGTTTCTATAAAGGGAACAAAGGATACAGACCGCAGCAAGTTAAAAACTTCCCGGTGCAGTCATTTGCAACCGCTGACATTATGCCGTTGGCGACCGCAATGATCTATAAAGAGTTTAAGCGCCGGGGCTTCAAGTCACTGTTGATTGGACAGGTTCATGATGCTCTAATCTTCGATGCCTTGGAATCGGAAATGGTCGAGATTGCCAACATGTGTATTGAAATCTTTGAGAAGCTACCAGCAGCAGTCATGCAGCTATGGCCACATATCAACTTTGATATGCCTATGACTGGTGACGCTGAGGTTGGCGACTCTTGGGGCGATCTCCATAAACTAAAACTCGCAGCTTAGGAGAAACGAAAATGGCAACTAAGTATTTAGTAGCAAACAATCGAGCAACAAAACGTTTGCAGGATAAACGCCGCAACCGTTGGATGGAGCGCATCAACAGCCTGACCGTAGGACATCAGACCGTGCTGCATCATTGCACCGAAAGCAAACTGGCCAATCTTTACTTTAAATATGTAGGCCGCCTTGACCGGGACCCCAAACGTCCCTCAGTGACTACCATTAGCCGCTATTGCAATATGACCCCATGGACAATGGGACGGGAATTGCGGCTACGTACGGAGTTACTTTTCTGTAAACTGATGAATAGATCAGCGCATTCGACTCTTCATCACAGACTAAGAATGGAGAAATCAATATGAGTGAAAAGATCGGGAAGTACACTGAAGCAACGGCAAAGGCTAAGCTGAAGCGCCACAACATAACGGTTAAAGGTCACGACATCACCCTTAAACGATGTGGCATCGGCGTGTGGGGAGCTATTGACTATCTCTGCAATAAACATCAGTATCATTACATGAAGGAGGAACCGACCTATGGATAAAAAACGATGTGAGATATGTGGTACCTCTCTGAACATGTACAATAATAGCAAGCGCTGCCACGCTCATACTGAAGGCACCGCTGTTATTGAGCGAGTACCCGTTACTAACTGTACTTCCTACAAGGCCAGAGAAGATCATAGCGGCGGCATGGAGGCTAAGTTTGAGGATGATTCATATGAGATTCTCCCAGCCCCCGGCACTGAGAATTATGATAATATGGCCTTTGATAAAGAGGTCGTTGGCATTGTCGATGCTGACGGCAAACTTCAACGTTATGATGAACCATTAACCTTAGATGAACAAAAAGAATTGGAGGACTAATCTATGATTGTAGAAATAACCAAACTCGAAAGAGGTACCATTGAATCCAAACAGGGCAAGACCTTGACCGGCTTAGCCGTGGAGGGAGTCAAGATCGATGAAGAGGGCAACGCCGGGGAAGAGTACGAGAAGTTCCTAATGGATTGGAAAAACCCTGACGAAATCGAAGTCATTGAAGGCGCTGGTGTAGGCTCTACAGTAGAGATCAGAAATGAGAAGGACGGACGTTTCTGGAACGTGACTGGTGCCGAAGTTGTTGAGCCGGGTGACGGTGAGGCCTCAGTCGGTACTCAGAAGGAAAAAGCCCCCGCACCGAAGGAAAAAGCCCCCGCCAGCAATACCAAATCGCAGAGGCCCTCAAAGGCCGCACAAGAGGCCACTCAGGCCTCACAGGCTGTACAGGAGGCCGCTCCTACTGAGATCGTTACGATTGCCGCCTCAGCGGATGCGATCCGTGTGGCAGCCCTTAAAATGGCTGTGTCCATGACTGACAGCGTTTTAGCTTCTGATGAACGATTCAAGAAGTTGCTACCCGCTGGCAAGGTCACTGGCGAGATCGTGATGCAAACAACCCTTGAGAACGCCTCAAGATTTGAGTCGTTTATTAAAGGTGAGTTCAAACCAGAGGTCAAGTCGGATTCGACTGACTTGGACTCGAAACCTGTTGATGCAGACGAGCCTGAATTGCCGGGCGATGGTCAATAAACCAGAACTCCCCGGTATTCGTAAGCTTCGTGCATTGTTTAAGCGGTATCGGGGAATTCTCTACCGAAAGGAACCATATGAACTATCAGATTGAAATAACACAGGCCATGTATGATCGAGCGCATATACTGGCCGAAGCACAGGGGCGCTTGAAAGGTTCAATTCGGTTTGGGGCTGGCAATATTTATGGGTATCTTGGGGAGGAAATCTTTACCAAGGCCTTCGACTGCCAACGGGTGAATGATTATGAACATGACTTTGTAATTAACCGTTTCGACAAGGACATTAGGATTGATGTTAAAACCAAAATGACTACAGTCGAACCTAAACCCGAATATGAAGCATCTGTAACCAAGATGCCGAAGCAGCAGGACACCGACATATATTTCTTTTGTCGAGTCCACAAGGACACCCGCAAGGGCTGGCTGATCGGTTGGGAATGGAGCGACATATTCTTTTTAACAGCGTACCTTAAAACGAAAGGCGACAAGGACTCTTCCAACAGCAACATCTGTAAGCGAACATGTTGGAACATCTTTCACCATCAACTTCAAAGTCCATGGGCTTTGTGCAGTTACATAGGAGATCGTACTATATGAAATTAGACTATACGACAATCCCCCCGCTGCGTGATGCAATCTTCGAGTACACCCGGTCCTATGACAATTGGGGATCGGACTACTCTGTGACAGGATTGATCAGAGCGCCACGGGAAATCATGTTGGGCAATCGGCATAAGAAAGAAATTGATGCATTTCCTTTTACTCATGAAAAGATCGTCAACTCTTTGAAGTCATTTAAAGGGACGGCAATCCATAATCACTTTGAGTATATGCTTCGCCGGTTTATGACCAAGAACAAAAAGAAAGGCTACCTGATTGAGCGCAGGATATGGGATCGTATTGCTGGCCGCAAGATCAGTGGTAAGTTTGATGCCTATCTTAATGCTTGTCTGTATGACTGGAAGACCACCAGTGTCTGGAAGCGCATCTTTGGCGACTGGACTGACTTTGAGAAACAGCTTAACATGTACGCTTATCTGTTAGGCACCTGTGGTATCCCGGTTAAAGTCCTATCCATTATTGCTTGGTACCTTGATTGGGACAAGAATAAAGTATGGGGTGACCCGGAATACCCGAAGACTGAGATCGAGCAGATCGTCATTGGCGACCTGTGGCCTGAGAAGGAACAGAAGGACTTCCTGTATGGCCGCATAGAAGCGATGAAGAGCAATGAGGACCTACATGACGATGATCTTGATCATTGTACTTCAAAGGAAATGTGGGAAAAGCCCGACACGTTTGCAGTCATGCGACCGGGCCAAAAGAGAGCCGTTGCATCCAAAGGACTGAATACGAAAGAGAAGGCTGAACATTACATTAAGAACGCCAAGCAGGATGATTCGAACACCTTTCAGATTGAGTGTCGAGTTGGTGGCCGTCTTAAATGCTCTGAGTACTGTCAGGCCGCACCGTTCTGCAACCAGTATCAAGCCTATAAGGACGCAGCATAATGGCATGGCGACCTCGGAAGAGGAAATCGAAACCCCAGCGCCGGGTGCATCCATATAATGGTTATAAAATGGCCTCTAAAGCAGAGGTCATCTTCGCCACATGGATGGACGATAAGCGCTTAAACTGGCTCTATGAGCCTGAGCGGTTGGATTGGATACCCCCTTCACGAAAGTATACGCCTGACTTCAAGGTCATGCGTAAAGATGGTAGTTTCTTTTTCGTGGAGTTCAAAGGTTATCTTCGACCGTCTGACAAGACGAAGATGAAAGCAATCAGGAAACAGTATCCTAATCTGGACCTTCGCTTTGTCTTCATGAATGCCCGGAAGCCTTCATATAAAGGTTCGAAAACCACGTATGCTGGCTGGGCCGAAAAGAACGGCTATCTTTGGGCTGAAGGAACTATACCCGAAGATTGGCTATTAGAAACTCAACCCTATCAAAGGCCGAAGCGCAGTAAGGTAGTACTTGTGCTTTTGGACGATGATACCAAGGAGGTTTAAATGAAGCAATGCAATCAGTGTAGTAATCGGAAATGTGACCGGCTAAGAATGCATCGAGCGAAGAAACGGCAACTGACTTTGAAAGATTTGCAGAGCGACTGCCCATTTCATCAACCTGTGGCTCTAATTACAGAGAAGCTCGTTGACTTGGCCCTTGGCAATAACGTTCAGGGAGTCCATGACGTACTAAATCAGTTCCCTTGGCCTACTGACCATTTAATAGATGGAGGCAAGAACCGTGGGAAGATACACAAAAGCAAACGACATCATAGAAACGCTGGACCTAATGGCCGCCGATCTGGTGGAGGTAAAGAACAGCCTTCAGACTCTGGCAGCTAATTATCCCGGCTTGGATATCGATCCTTTATTTTATGAGCCGTTGGAAACCATAACCGAAATACTGGAGGAAATCGAATGATCACAGGACAAGAACTTTCAATCTTAATCTTAGCCGGTATGGGCATTGTGGGTGTAAGTTATGTACTCGGTGTCTTTATCAAGTGGCTGGGGAGGTATTAAATGAACTTAGACCCTGAAATTATCATACTATTAATCGCATGTGGCATCTATTGTCTTCTGAAAGTAATAGAGGCTTTTGCTAAATGGCTGGAAAGGATATAAAATGAACGAACTAACTGCAAAGCGGCTAAGGCAACTCGCTCATAAGATAGTGCTGGCTCAAGGCGGCAAACCGGGCGAGTTTAGGAATAACTATGATCAGGAAAGTAACTGCCCCGGCTACGTCCCAGCCTACTCTGATGGTTATAAGCATGACTTCACAGAGAAGGTCGATAAAGATGGGTATAACATGGCGGCTCTGGCCAACATGACCCATCCACGGGCAACTGATCCTGACGGCAACGAGCTAATGGCCTATGTCATGAAGCCCGGTACATTGCACCACAAGAACAAAGTCAAGATTCTTTACCTTGGCTTAAAGCGCTTATGGAAGCTTACCGGCGGGAAGCATATGATCTTTGGCCAACGGTTCAGAAGGACGGTGTTGCGATATGGAGCAAAAGTGTGATCTCTGTGGAGGCGACCGTGATTACGTTACGTACCTTCGATTAATAAATGAACTTATACTTCTGATATGCTCTCTATGTGAGGACTATATCAGGGAAGGAGAAAACAATGAGTTTTGCAGCAAAACAATTCAGAGGTTTAGTGACCGATGTGCTTCAGATGTTCGGCCAGAAGGCCAACAGCAGCAGCTTCTCTTCGGAGGCTGCGGTAGAACTACTGATGCTCACAGCGGCTCAGGAAACGCATTTAGGCAAGTATCTGTGGCAGATTAGAGGCCCGGCGCTGGGTGTGTTTCAAATGGAACCTAATACCTACCATGATATATGGTCAAACTATATCATGTATCGGCAACCACTGCTGAATGCGCTCAATGATCTTTGGGGAACATCTGGAATTGACTGGCGCATGCGAATGAAAGCTGATCTGGCATATCAGATTGTGATGTCCCGTATCTTCTATATGCGGATACCGGCGGCATTACCGACAAAGGACGAGCCTACGGCACTTGCCCATTATTGGAAGAGGTATTACAACACAGTATATGGCAAGGGAACAACTGAAGAGGCTTTTAAGAACTACAACAAATATGCATTCTAACAGGAGGCAACTATGTTTAATAAATCTTATGACAAAATAATCAAAGGATTCACAAAGGTATCAAAGGAACTTCGCCAGTTGGAAAACGATCAGGTGAAGAAAGCAATCGGCATCGGCAATGTTATTGATGCTTTAGAGTTGGAGCAGGACGCAGCCTTCAATGAGGCCACCCGCTCTGCCAAAACTGCAATCAAATTGGAAGCACTCTTTGAAGATGATGAAGGAGTGTTGAAGGGGGAAATCACTGATGCTTAAAAGACTACTCTTAGTCGCCCTCTTGGCGATCACGGTGGGCTGCGCCGGTATACAGCAGCAAGCGATTAAACATGAACTGGCCATAACGGTTAACCACAGCGGCTCTGACAACGAAGCCTTTGATATGGCGTTCAACGACTACATTGAAGACTTCGAAAGTACCAAAAAGGATGATGCCATTGATTATGAAGAGGCTGACAACCCGTATCTGGAGCCGTCACAGATGATGATGATTAACCGGGACGAAACCTTGGCCTTTATCAAAGTCTTTGCTGGCCTCTCTGTATCAGATGTTACCAGACTGTGGCAGGACATTATGTATCTGGCCTACGAAACAGAGATCAGAACTGTGAAGATATTTATTAACTCACCCGGCGGGGATGCCTTCTCAGGGCTGGCGCTGGCTGACTTAATCATGAACGCACAGAAGTGGCATGGAATATCGTTTGAGGCCCACGCTAATGGCATCATAGCCAGTGCGGCTGTGCCTCCGTTTGCAGTCTGTAAAACACGCTACGCTGCCTCTGGTACCATCTTTATGGTTCATGAGGCTGCACTTTGGAAATGGCCGGGCCGTGAAACGGCATCCGACATTCGCAGTCAGAATGAACTGATGATCATGTTGCAGGACCGGTACCTTAACTACCTTGTGGACCATACCACTGTGAGCCTTGAAGATTGGCAAGCAATGGAAAAAAAGACCACATGGTTTAACGTAGAGAAGGCAATGGA